AGTCTAATAAGCGGGGTTACCCCGGTATGGGGTAACTTATACTCCTTTTTTAGTTGGGGTGCAAGGGGATTTATTTAGTCCAAACCCACTTCTTTTTCCCACAATCATATAAAGTTTTTTATTTTCGGACATAAAAAAGGCTCCCGAAGGAGCCTTTTGTTGGAGCTAAGTGCTTGTTTTACAAGTATTCAAGCCCCGGCCGACCCATACATACCCAGCGGATCAGAGTATCCGAACGAATATCGTTCTCTACTACGATATCTTACATTCCCCGTTTCGAAATCACCTTGCATGTCATTACTAATAGGTGCTCTAACAAACATTTTCAGTCCGTTAGGTACATCAGTTGTCAACATCCAGGCATTGCTGTCCGTTAAAAAGTGGTTAACTGTATAGCCACCAGGAATCACGCCATTAGACTTGATTGCATTGATGTCGTTATCAGCAGTACCTACACGGTTTTCAGTCTTCAACAGCCTTGTTGCAACGAATTGCAGGGCAGGAGGAAGAACCAACTTTTTAGGTTTGGCTGCTAATAGGAGACCGCGTTCGTCCGTCCAGCCAGCAATCTGTATCACAGCTGCTTCCAAAGACGTTTCGTTCAAATCCGCAGCAGTAGTAGGCTGGTTAGCATTAGTGCCCCCAGATACCAATGGATGCGCACTAGAGAACAACGCTTGACCATCACCCCCAGTAACACCAGCACTGAAGCCATTGTTCAACACCGCAGCAGCTTTTACTTGCTTGGTATAGGACATTGCTCTTGCTAAGGCTTTGGTATATCGGGCTGAAAGTGAATCGTACAGGTTGTCTTCGAGCGCCTCCTGAGTTAAACTGAACCCTAAAGCGATGGTTTCATGATTGTAGCGGGCAGTCCAAGCTTCCTGTGCATTGTCATACTGAATGGCTGAGCCTTCAGGTTTAACAGCCGCAGCAGCAAAGCCGGACAATTTTGTTTCTTCTTCAAAAGAACGCTCAGAAGACTCAATATCATAAATTTCTTTATGTTCTTCGCCATACCGGTTGTATTCCAAACCGAATAAGGCGTTCAAGCCCGGTAAAAGTTCTTTTAATAGTTGTGAACGTGAAATAGCCATTTGTTATGCTCCTTATGCAATGCCAGTAGCTGAGTAATACCCGTGACTCAACGCATTAATCTTCACGTAGACTTCAGGGTACTGAGTGAATACCAATGTTGAACTAGCCACAAATGCCGTTAATGGCGCTTGGTTCATTACGATTGTTGCTGCACCAGCTACATAAGCAGTTGCTACGAACGAGCCAGAGTGTATATACTGACCATTAGCTGCAAGAGAACCTACTTCAGTACCCACAGGCATTGCGAAAGGGAGTACCGCAGTTGGCGTGATTGTTTCTGTAGAGATAGAGGTATACAAACCCGTACCTAGAACAACCGCTGTTTCCTTAACCAACCCCATAACACGTAAAGGTAAAGTAGAAGTAGTGGCAGCAGTAGCCGCAGGGGATACTAAAGCGATAGCAGAGTTGCCTGTGTTAGCGCTACCTGCGTTATTTGCAATAGCAGCGTTTTGCCCGACCAAGGCAGAGTTTGCGGAGATGATAGTCGCAGAACCTGTCGCTACAGCAGCACATTTAAAAACTGCATCGGGGTCATCAGATACTACAGCTACAGCATCACCCGCTAAAGTACTAGCAGGCCAGTACTGATTGAAGCGTTTTTGTTTGGTAACTGGGTCTGTATAAGAACAACCCAAAAATACACCCACTACGTTAGCAGAGCCCATCGAAGTAGTAATACCTCCTTGTTGAGCATTTCCTCTGGATAACTTAACTAGGTCACCATAGAAAATACTGGTAGCATAGCCATAGATGATTGGGTATTCACGAGTGGAGCCAGAAAATACCTGACCTCCAATCAAGTTTACGGGTTTTAATCCGTAGGGGGCACTTACGGTAGGGTAAGCCATTTAAACCTCCAAATAATAAAGTTAGTTTCTGCCAAACGTGGTTGCAGAATTCCGCTCACTAAAGAGGGGCATCCGAGGGTCACTGTCTCGCATTAAATTATTGTCCACCGCTTCTGCTTGTGCTTTAGTTTGGTTATTAAAGTGAGCTGTGCGCTGGGCTATAAACTCTACGGGGGTCTTGCATAAAAGCAAGCCACCGATTTCAATGTTGTCCCTAAACCGACTGTTCGGATCAATCAACAGTTTAAACTTAGGTTGCTCTTCCACTCCTACGGGTTCCCAGCCTTCTCTCAGTTTTGATGATAGGTTTCGTGGGTCAGCCTCGTTCATAGTAGAAGTTCGTATCCATCTATACGCATACCCATGCTGTTTATCGGGTTCCGGTAAAAGCTCTGCGGGAGCCCATTGTTTAGGGCGTTCTGCGGTTTCTCTGGTTGTTAAATCTCTAGGTGCTATAGCCATTTTAGGCCTCCAACTTAATTTGTTCACGGACATATTGTTCGGGGGTTATACCGAGCTTCTTTGCAAGAGCTACTTGCGTTTTCGTTAGTGTCACTTTTTTGGGAGCTGTACTACGTGTCGCAGGCGCTACTACCGTGCTAAGTTTTGATGTACGTTGAGGTTTATCAGCGTTTAGGTCGGTAGGCGCCTCAAATTCTTCAGGGAATCGTAGTGCTACCTCTTTATTGATATGCTCATAGTACTTGTCAGTTCCTATGAAATCTGCACCGTATTTCTCGAATAAGTCATCGTGAACGCCCATAGCGAACCGGCTCATCGGCTTTTTGGCAGGATCAACATACCACGGATTTTCGGCTACCCATTCTGCTACTTTTGGGTCTACCGCTACAGCTTTTTGTGGCTGCTTTTGGGGGATTTGTACGTCAATGTCAACGTTTTGAGCAGTAGGCCTGAAATTATTAGCTTTGTCAAGTTTATTTGTTGCTTTCATCAATTCTTCTTGCGCATCGACAATAGCATCCGTATTCCCATAATCATAAGCTTCTTTATACTTACGTTTAGCTTGGTCCAACTCCAGCTCAGCAGAGGTCTGATAGGTGTTAATCAACTCCTTCTCGCCAGACTCCAATAAGCTTTTTAATCGCTTGTTATCATCTAATAACTTCTGTGCCATGGCAAGGGCTTCTTCTTGTTCCCGAAACGCCTGCTCCTTTTCCCGCCGTTCGTCATGCCACGCTTTCTTATACTGCTTAAACTTATTTTTTACGTTTCCTGAATACTCTTCAGAGTCATCAGCTTCTTCTAGTTCAGCTGTAATCTCTTTAGGCAGGGGTGTTTTATTCTTATCTGGCTCGGGAGTATCATCCTCTATCTCAATCTCGTACTCATCGGCATAGATTTCAGCATCGATTTCATCTGGGAACTTATATTCTTCATTTTTCATAATTCTCTCCTAGGACGCACGACTGATGCCGCGAGGATCCAAAACGGTACCCTCAACTGAATCATCATTCAAAAGTCTCATTTCAGTACCGTGAATTTTCAAACGTGTGCCTGCATTGGGCCGCACTACGATGAAGTCCCCTACTTTGCACCAAGGGCCCGTTGGGAATCGTTTCTTATCCGCGTAACAATCGGGGCCAAGGCTCACCACGAATAACACCGTTGCTAGTAGGTTCTCATATTGTAAAGTCTCATTTGCCTTTAATAGCCCACTTTCATACTCTTTATCCACTTCGGGTAGTGCACACAGAATACGGTATCCCGAAGGTGTAGGGAGTTGGGTTGCTTTTTCTTCATTTGTTGCATCAAAATCTACTGCACCTACAATATCCAGGCTATTCGGGTTTGTTGAGAGGAGTATTTTACTCATCATTTCGCTCCATGGTTGTTACCAAATCGGTTATTAATTGTCGTGCAATCAATAACCCTCTTATTTCCCCACATACTCGTTGGTAGTCGGAAAAATCCTTGGCTCTCCCAGAACAGAGAGAGTCCCGGAGCAGATTTACCTGCTCCTCTATGTGCTTGTATAATATCGCTGCTACTCTATCCATTATTTTGTATCTCTTTACGTTGAGCCACTTGTTGCTGCATCTCCGCTAACCGCTGGGCGTGCCCATGAGTTGCCCCTTGCTGGTCTCGCTGATGCTGATGCTCTGCTGTTTTAAGAGCTACTTCCACCCCCATCTTGGTTAGTGACTTACCCATATCCGCTTGCAGTTTCTGGGCGTTTTCTCGCATTTGTGACCCTATCTGAGCCCCTGCTCTCTCCTGACTAGCCCCCAACTTCTCACGCTCCAAATCAATTTTGGCTACCTCTATCTCATAGTCTGCCTGATCCTTATACGTTTTCCGCTGTAAGTCCTGCTGTTTAATCTGAAGCTCTTGTTGCTGCATTTGAACCAGTGGGTCTTGCTGTTTCTGCTGTGCCGCTTGATCCTGAGCCTCTTGTTGATGCTGTTGCAGTAACTGCTGTGACGCTTGGGCTGCAAGTTGAGATATTTGAGCCTCCAGGTTTTCTGGAATGGAGACTTGGTTATCCTCGTCATCCTCACCATAACTCGGTATAGAGAATCCCATCGTTTGCTCCAACTGTTTGCGGTACTCATACCCTAGGTGTTCTCCGATATGCGCGGACATCGCTGCTTGTAGAGCTTGTAAAACTTGTGGGTTCTGCCCCATCGCTTGCTGTAATACCATCTGAACCTTAGGGTCTTGCATAGCTGCCATGTGAACAGCGATATGCGCTTGGTGGTCTTGGTACAGAAACGCCTTAACAGGCTTATTTTTTAGGATATTCTGATTCTCTGTAATAGGATCACGGGGTTTCATATCTTCGTTGATAGGTACTAGCCTCTGATAGTTCGGAATACCCAGTACTTCAAGCATCTGCCTGTGTAATTTGGGTAAGTCATATAACTGTGGCGCACCTTGCGCCAACTGTAGGGCTGCTTGGTACTGTACAACCCTTTGTGCCATTGTCGAGGCATTTGGGTCAGATACAGGTCGCACATAGACCAAATCATAGTCCGCTTTCTTGGCATGTCTGCTACCTTCGGTCGGGTCATAATCATAGTCCTCGGGGGCGTACTCTTTGATGATGTCCCGTAACAGAATAAACTCCTGCTTCATAGAATAATGAATCCGTGCCTGGATAGCACTGGATACTTTCAATGTCCTTTCCAATACCGCCAGAGTAGTCCCTACCGGTGAATTAGCCGACATATCCGATACCGCCAGATCAGCGGAGCCTGCGAAGCTTTTACCCTCTTCTATGATCGTTTGAAGAAGTATTAGTAGAGTCTGACTTGGTTCTTTATAGGGTAATGGCATAAAGTTTTCACGCAACGTGCCCGAGGGCACATCGACATCCCGCCATTCACCCGGGGCTATGGGCATATCATCCCCTTTTACCCGGAGCCCTCTCGCTTTAAAGCCTCCAGGCAGATTACTAAGCGTGCCTGCATCAACCAACTGGCGGAGTATTGAAGTACCGGACTTGGCAAACGCTCCGAGCAAGTGTATAAACCCAAGACAATAAAAGCCAAACCCCGGAATAAGCCCGTAATGAGCAAAGTGGTTGCGCTTTTTATTCGCCTTGTCATCAGGTGCCCAGTTTCTACGGATGGAGAGTACTTCCCCAGTCCCTTTCTCCAAAGTTACTATGTAGGGTAGGGCAATGCCCGTTTGCTCCCCGCTATCAGGGTCTTCGTGTTCATAGCCTTCAAGGTCAAGCTCTACATGCATTTCAAGGAGCTTGAACCGGTTGTCTGTCGTAGCTCTAAACCCCAACTTTTCCGCTATTTTCTTCTCAATATCATCCATTGTATTCGAAGGTTCCGCAAGGTCCACCCGCTTATAGAACCCCTCATACTGTAGTTTTCGGACTTCGTTCTCCGTTTTACGCATGACATGCGTTACCCGTTCTGCTGTTTCGAGATTAGACGCACCGTAGGGTACAACAATGTCTTCCGCAGGCACGTACATACTCACTTGTCTGCCCATTGACGGATCGTAATACACCTTTTTGAAGGCATTCCCTGATAATCCCAAGCCCCACAGCATGCGTTCGTGTTCTGGGCGATATTCCGACATCACGTCGGTCAGTTGGTAGTTCATATCCGCTTCTACCCGCTTCGCAGCTGCCTTTTTCTCGGGTGTTTCTTTACCTATAATTTCTGTTTTAACAGGCCCACTTGCCGGGAATGTCGCTGTAATGGTCTCAGCCTGGAATTTAACGATGGACTCCGTTAACAGGGGATGCACTAGAGGGCATGCGCCTTCCCAAGGCTCCGAGCGATCTTCCAAATTAA